ATAATTCCGCCCAATCCTGCTACTTGATATCTTAAAAAGTTTGTTTTAAAGAAATCAAACCCGGATAAATGACCAACGAATCCATCTAACAATGCGCCTCTGTTTACCGTCATGTTGAATACAGTCGATAAATCATTAGCTAAGTTAGCAGAAATACGGGGAGGGTTAGCGAAATAACGATTACCATCTTCAGGAATGCCTAATTCAGTCATGTAAGCATCAGCTAAGGTAATAGTTGTGAAATCGATAGGAATACCAGGCGTACCAACAGCTTGATAAACTTGTAATTGGAAGTGTTCAGAAGCAATAAAGCTTTCAACGTTGTTTGCTAAGGTTTTAGCGCGAGGATTCAACATCATATCTAAGTATGGTTGATCTCGAGCGCGATCAAATGTCAATTCCATTCCCGAGAACTCAACCATTGTGTGGAATTGTTCAGAGATAGTTAATGGTCTGATAACTTGTACGCGAGCTTCTGAAGTAGCTGTTGCACCGCGTCCGCCGAGATATCTTTCTTCTAAACGATAATTGATAGTTTGACCAGTTGCATACTTTAGATTTTTGAAATCACCTTCGAGATTACGATTAGCGACTTTTGCGAAATTGAGATAGTTAACAAAGCGAATAAATACTTCATCAAGGACATACTGGGTGACTTCAAACACATTGGCTGACATAGGGTAGTGCTCCGATAATAATTAATAAATGACCCTCAAAATAAGGGCGATCATGTTTCATTATCGAAGCGGATCGATGAATACGCGCTAGGTACAGCTTGGGGGCGGATATCCCATACACGCCATAACAATAATTATATCGTTATGTTAAATATATAAGCAATCCTTTTTAGATTGGTTTAACAGGCTCTATCTCACATTTCCATCCATCTTTTGCTTTGTAGCAATAAATAATGCGATAAAGTTTCTTATCAAAGGCGATAACATCGCCTCGTTTCATCTTATGATCAACAAGAATGGTATATCCAACTATCATTTCATACCCGATTGATCAAACCCTTTGCTATTCCATTTAGCTTTCTCAAATTCATTTTGATAAGGTGGATTATAAAATGGAACTTCAGAATCTTCATAAACCGTGCTTGCAGAAATTTCTGCATCAACATCAGTATCTTTTTTCATAATAAAAACCTCTACATTTCACCGAAAATGTTTTTTTCTTTAGGCGCAACTGGATTCATAACAACATCGCTACGAACACATGCTCCGGTTTCTGCAACATGCTTAATTAATTTGTTCTGCGCATCCCGCTCAGCTTTGGGATGGCCATTGTCGCCAGGTATTGGCATAAATTACCCCTTGATTAATGTTAAATGCTTTCGTTTAAATTCCAAACTATTTTTATCTTCCAATGAAACATTTCCAGTTTGATGAAATTTACAATATTTGCAATACAGTTTTAATATCCCTGTCTTGGTTTCTAAGTTAATTTCTGTAATTGCCCAATGTCTATGTATATTTAAAAAATGGCAATTAATCAAATTTAATATTTTCATCGTAGCCGTTTGCTTTTTGCATGAGAAATAATTAACGAGTCAATGGAAGGTTTCGATACTTCCTTTCGTACATCCGTAGCGTCACCACGCGTTGGAGTAATAGGACGACTCGCTTTAGAAACCGTTCTAGCTTTCTTCATCTTCTCTTCAAGTCTACCAATTTCAGTACCTTGTTGAAATGGGTCTGTGATACTAGCAATACGTTCTAAATCTTTAGAATAATTTTTAGAGGCAGCATAGATAAATGCAGCAGGATCATTCATCCCACGCGTTGCTAACATCATGCTATCAGTAATAGGTTTTCCAGCTATAACCGTTTCAAAATCTCTATATTTTGTCATTCCAGATGTGAACTTGGTTTCGAATTCAGCCTGAGTTCTGTGTTCCCGTTCCATTTGAGCTTTGGAATTAAGCTTTTGTTCGCGCTTTTCAATTGTTTGATTAACAAAATCAGTTAACTGTGCTTGCCAGTTATCTTCACTATTTGGGTCTGGAGTGAATGATTTTGCAATCTCTTGTGCTGTTTGTTGGTTATTATTATTTTGCGCATATCTACCACGAGAGAGTCGATCGCGAATCATTTCATTTACTTCATCTTCTGTATAAGTCTTTGGTTCTGGTAATTCAGTGCCATAATCATCGGTTCTTGATTCAGAAGCGCTAGATTTTTTTTCTTCTACATGCGAATCATCATCAGAAATATCATCACGTTCAGAAAGAGAAACGTCAGGTTTAACAGCAGGTTCATTATTTGTTTTTTCGTCTTCATTCGCATCATCTAAAATCTCTGGCTCAATGCTTTCAACAAGCTTAATAGGTTTTGGTACATAGACCTCTTGTCCGAGTCTCGTTTGAGTATCAGCAATTAATAAATCATCAACATTACGTGGTGCTGGTGGAGTTGCTTGTGCCTGCATTATCATTTCCTTCTGTGAACTTTGGTTGGTGAGTTAAAATTTTAACTACATTTTGACTGTGATTTTTATGAGCATCAAGATGTATACGTTCCATTTCAGCAGTGTATCGTAATTTACTATCCTGCAATTCCGCTTCTGCTTGTTGTTTTTCCATTTTAATCTTTTCTAAATCTTTGGCAGTAGCAACTCCCTGTATATGCGCATCCATTATCATTTGTTGCTCTTTCTGATGCAGTTCTTGCATTTTTGTAATAGCTTTCATTTGCGTATCATGCATTTTGTTTTGCAACTCACCTTGCTTCAATAATAACATTGGGTCTGGTGGTTGAGGTTTTGGTGGTGGAACTTTTCCGGTCTTTCCTGCTTCAATAATTTCAGGCGGCACAATCGTTTTCAATCTGTTTCGCATTTCTAAACTGTTAGCCATTGGTAGATTTTCAACATACAAATCAGCAACCAAATTAAATAACTGTGGATTAGTCGCCAATACGTTTTGGATAGACTCGAGGTTTTCTTGTTTCTGATTTTCATAACTCGGACCGGGAACTAATCTAATTTTGTAATACCCTTTTGTCATATCATTTTTGCGCTCGTCGCTGTATTCGTCAAGAGGTTCATTCAACGTTACATCGGTGAGCCCTTTGTTCTTCAAATTAAGCTTTAACGCGCGTTTAGTGTCGTAGAGGGTAGGAATCATTTCGTTAATAATTTCGGCACCAACAGCAATAGCACGATTCAGACTATCAAAAGGCACATAAGTATTATAGCTGCCACGTTTCGTTCTCGCGTCGATAGCTTTTCCTGAGACTTCATTACCTTGTTCTCCAATTTGAGTGTTATACATTCCAGTGCAGGTTTGAATGTCCATCAATGCGCGTTCGTATTGAATGCTCAATGACTGTGATAATTCGGGTGGTCTTAATTGTTCTGGCTTATTCCCATTAGGTGATTCGTCATAAAGCAAAGCGCCTTGAATAGTCGAAGGGTTACGCCAGATAGTCGTCGTGTCTGGACTTCGTACGTTCTGTTTAGACGCCATAAACTGGTCGTAGCGCGATACTTTTAGCAGGTAGGCTGATTGTGTAGCGATATAATTTAAATAGCGCTGTGCGTCTCTAGCGTCCTTAAACATAGGTCTGCAAACTTGTTTGCCCTTTTTGTCCCAATAACTATTTTGATCAACGAAGATTACATTCAATTGCTCGCTTGGGAATTCATTGGTTTCAAGCTCATAATCACCAGCCCATTTCGTATATTTAACCGTGTAATTATGTGTTTCACGAGTATCAACAACTGTTACAGGCTCGCCATTGTGCAATAATAACTTGTTCCCATCGATCTCAATCTCTTCCAATTGCTTATATTCATCTTCGTCAATCTCGGATTCATCAGATAATTTATACAATGTTCCGCGATTATAATCACGTTCGTAATCATCAATGATCGTTATCGAATCATCATCAGCTACGGGTATGAATGAATTTTCTTCATCATTGGCAGTAGGTATTTTTTTCTCAAGCGATTTTCCATATATGGCTCTAAATCTTTTCCTTGTAACACGAGTTCTAAAACCGCCAAACATTCCGTCGGTTTTGCATGGTGATTGAGCTCCGATATCCCAATAGCAACGACAAGGGTCTTTAACAGCGTTGATTGTAGGCACTTGGTTAAAAGTTCTTTCATTGTCATATTTCGTACCAATGTAATAACCGCTGAAGCCACCCACAACAGATTGTTGGAATGCTGTTTGATACACAACCTTAGCATGCGATTCAAAGCTGATATCTTTGACCAATGCCTCACGAACTTCTGCTGTTTGTTCGTCTACACCTTCCTCTGGCTCGACTTGAATGTTTGGAGTATTTTGACGCTGTTCACCTACAACATGCGATACAAGTGGCGCAATCTTGTTAACAGTAAGCGGCATTTTACGATAATTCTCGAACACGCGTGATTCATCTTCTGTCCATTGATTGCCCATGATGAAAGTCGTAAACAAGTAGTATTGATCGCGATTATCTTTCCAATGATCATCCCACTTTTTAATGCGTTCGCGTACTTCTTGCGCTTTCTCAGCATTCTTGCGTGCCATTTTCGGGAATCCATGTCGTAAATTGATGTTTTATATTAACACAACTCCAGAAAAAGCCATTCAAATCTTGGAGCGTAAACCGTTCTTCTTACGAATATTTTGGATTATCTCGCTTACTTTCGCCGGGTCTGATCGATTTATATCACGGTATTCTCTTGGTTGTTCTTTGATCTTTTCTTGTCGCTTTTTAAGGTTCGTAGAAACCGCGCTCTTGTTAGTAGAGTAAGAAGAGTTAGATATAGCTCTCCCTGAGCTACTTCTTACGGGTAGCTCAGCGTGAGCTACTTCTTGCGTATAGCTCAGGCTGAGCCATGCGGTTAAAACTTTACCAACAGAATAAGTGCATTTATTTTTAACAAATACTAAAAATCTCTTTTGACGAAGTACTTTGATTTGTCGTTTGGTTGTTGCTAATGATAATCGACAGTAAATAGCAATTTGTTTTTGATGAAGTTTGGTATTAAATACTTTTCTACGTTTATAATTTAAATCGATCGAATCGCAGATATAACGCAAAATATGAATTCCATCGCTAGAAAGCTTATATACAGGCTTGAGTGATCTTTTTGACATTAAGAAGCTAGATACTAGAAAGTGTGCGGTATGTTTGGTATTCTT